TTAGTTCATCTAATACATAGCCACCACCTGAATTGATTTCCAAGATGGTTGCGTCTTTCTTGAGGTTGAGTTTATCAAAATACTCAACCATCAATTGCTTGACTAGTGATTTGTGAAAGTCTGACTCACCCTCGTCTGCAAAGTGTGCTGTGTATAGCCACTCATTATAGAACTTGAGTTTAATTAGGTCTAGTGTGTTGTTAATATCAATCATACTTCTATTTACGAGTAGAAGCTATGACTGAATTATTTTTACTTGAAGCCTTTGAAGCCTGTAACTGGGCTTACTTTATGAGTATCTTCTGGCTCTGAACTCTTACCGCGCTTACCCATTTTGTGATGTTCACTTGGAACAGTCTTAAACGCTGCTTGAACCATGTTGTGTTCTTCGTCAGTGTATGGGTGAATACTGTTATGCTTCTCAGTTGGACCTGCAGGATCCATTTTAACTGCTTTAGTTGACTTACCATCAGCCATTGCAGTTGCCATCATAATACGATTCAAGTGATACGTTCTATCGTATCCACCTTGGTCACGACTAATGATGCTTCCACCTGTTCCGGCAGCATCCTCTTGGTCTTTGCTTAATTTGCCCCTAGGTGGTCCGCTCTCGGCGATGAATTCTGATGCTCTCATTTTATGTCTTTGAAATTTGATATGTGCCTGTATGCACAATAGTATTATTTAGTATAGGATTAACTAGTATGCGAACATTACCGTAACCATAATCTACTTCGTAACGAGTTAACGGTGTACCTTCAAACTCAGTACCGTAAGCATTAAATCTAACACCAGTATTGTCTGTTTTCTTAGTAACAGTCAATGTAACTGTTTGACTAGCATTAGTTGTGCTACTTCTGGATGTCAACTGAATGACACCTGTACTAAATTGTGTGATTGGTCTTTGATATACTACTTGGTTGATACTATCATTTAATGTAGTAGCAGTAAACTTACCGATATCGATTGCTGCTAAGTTTAAAGATCCAGCGATATTGATATTGCCGTCCAAAGTCATATCGTTGACATGCAAACTTGCTTGTTTCGTTGGTAACACAGAAACCGGGAAACTAATAGTGTTTCCTGATTCGCTAACTGAGATGTTACCTAGGACAAACGTGTTTGCTAGATATAAGTTATTGAATGGGGCAACGTTCTTCCCTAAGTCAACTGTATCAATAGTAGGAACAACTGTAGTAGCAATATTAAGTTGCGTATTAGCTGAATCGAATACAATATTTGCAGTACCATTAAAGAACCCGTTAGCATCAATATACTGCAATGCACCTTCGGGACCGCTTGGGATTAAGTTCCCCAAGTGCAAGAAATTGTCATTAATCTTCGCAAAGGCAACTCTAAGCGGGTCGCCCGTGCCGTCGTTGGGTAAACTACCAATGTCAATAGGATTTACTGTACTCATGTTTATGTTCCGTTATAGAGTATTTATCTTATTAGGCTAAACGGTTTGGGTATAAATAGACGTATATTTAAGGAGCATTTATGCACAAATTTCTATTAGGACTGTTGATGTTAGTTTCAGCGTCCGCGCAAGCATGGGACCAAAGAGCCCCGAACCCAGTTACAGCATGTCAAGTTCATAGTCCATATGGATTTGCAGCTACTCAGCGTACCGCTACAGCTATTTGCCGTGAAGCATATCTAGTAGCATATGACGCCCCAGTAAGAATTCCGGTCTATGTAGCATATACATTAAAGCCTGAAAACGCATTAGGTTGCTTCCCAAGAACAAACGCCTTCGTGGCTGACCAATCAATTCAAGGTGGTGCTACACCATCGGACTACGTTGGTTCAGGATACGACAAGGGACACGCGGCGCCGGATGGTGACCTATCTTATACCCAGCAAGTGGAGTACGAAAGTTTTTTGATGACAAACATGTATCCACAGCACGGAAGTCTAAATCGTGGAATCTGGAAGTTATTGGAAACAAGTGTAAGGGGTTGGACTGTCCAGTTGAACCAGCCTTATACTATCTACGTTGGAGCTATGTATGGCAATGGAGATGAATTCCTTGCTAACGGTAAAATTATTATCCCGCATGCATACTACAAGATTGTAATTAACAATGCAACTGGACAAGTTGCTGGTTGGAGGTTCCCTCACACTAAGCCATACGTTAACTTAGGTAACGACTTGACTAAGTTCCGTGTAGCTATCAGTGATATTCAGAAAGAAGCAGGTGTTCAATATCAATACCCAGCTAATGCTAAAGAAGTTCAACCGGGACAAGAGTGGCCTGTCAACTTTGGTGACTTGACTAAAGCTAAACGTGCTAAGTGTGGTGCTAACGCATCAGCAGAGTAATAAACTCAAGCCACAAAAAAGCCCCTTAATCGGGGCTTTTTTTTATTTGCCTGCTTTTTCAAAGATGTTCTTTTGAATCTGATACCACTCAATCCAAGTATCTGTTTTCACTGCACATCCATAATATGTTTCATAGTTGTCTGCCACTGTGTTAGCAACACCGCTCAACTTTGCACCATCTGATAGTTTCTTCAAATCAGGACATGCTTCCATAGCACCCTTACCAGGACTATCAGGGAACTTAGCTGTTACTGGTACAGCAGTAGTACACCCCGAGCAACACGCTAATACGATAACTGCTAACGCAACTACTATTGTTAGTCTAACCAAGGTTGATTCATTCTCGTTCTTGTTCATTTTGCTTTCTCCGTTGCGTCATTGTGAGCTTTGACAAATTCTTTTGGAATCACGCATTGATTATCATATTTGGTAACTTCGCGGGTGATGTACTGTTTAACAACTATTGTCTTTTCTTTTTGTTTAGCAGTTTTCTTTTCAGATTTCTTTGCTAATTGTTCGTTTGCTTTAATTGATTCAGCCTCTGCGATAGCTAACTTGGCTTCAACTTCTTTTACTCGTTCTTGCCAAATCTTATTATCGAGCATTGCGCCCTCTAGTAAAATAGCAAGTACTAAGCCAATGATGCCGCTAATTTTTAACTACAGTGTATATTGCTTAATGTATTTGACTTTACCTAAGAAAAAGCCAACAAGAGTTGCTACTAAACTAATAAAGAATAGCGTATGAAAGACCCAATCGGGCGTGTGTTGTATAATCCACATATATCACCTATTAAAATATTCAGAGTCTTTCAGCCAATCATAGTATCGCTGAAAGCCTTCTTCAACATCGACCTTAGGATCGAACCCAAAGTCTTGTCGTGCTGCATCTATATTTAGTGCGCCTCTAGAAGGGAAGTCTAAGTCTCGTTCACCTACTATAATCTCGCCCTTACCAACTACCTTTACTGCTAGTTTAGCAGCATCAAGTAAGGTATGAGAGTGCGACTTGGTGATGTTGTAGGTTCTGTTGTCGGTGTTGTCTGAGAGGCTTGCGGCAACGATTCCATCTGCGGCGTCATCGACATACGTGAAGTCGAGCGTTTCGCTTGCTCCGTTAACATTAATCGGTTTTCCTCTGATAGCGTTGAGTATGAACTTGCTGATGACTCGGTCTTCCACGTCAAGTGGACCGTATACAGCAGAGGGGCGTATAATAGTATAATTAAGATTGTCACGACGGCTATAATCTTTGACAAGTGCTTCGCCTGCCAGCTTGAGGATTCCATATTGTCCTTGTGGTTTGCAGTCATAGTCTTCCTTCACATCGTCTTTGAAATCACCGTATACCATTGACGAACTAATGTATACGAACTTACGGACATCGTAATTCTTACTTGTTTCTAACAAGTTCAACAAGCCCTCTGACATTACTCTACTTCCCCATGCAGGGTTTGCGTTGACAACTTTCTGTCTAGGGAAGCTAGCCATGTGAATCACAATCTCAGGCTGTTCAATGTTGAATACCGTATCCATGCGCTTAGGGTCACATATATCATATTCATACAGACCGCCTACGTCTTCAATCTTCTTCAATCGTTCATTCAGTAAGTAGTCAACTTCTTCTTGAGGTATAATCCCGTAGTTAGTTTGAATATCTACAATAGACACGATATGTCCTTGATCCTGTAGTCTCTTAACTACATTGTGTCCGATGAGGCCAAGGCCACCTGTTACTAAAATGTTCATTCGAATTTAAGTTTAAAAAATGTTACTTCTTCTGGAGTCAAGTATGCTTTGATAGAATAGACGTACCCATATGTCATATGGTCAAAGCCACGTAACCACATGGGTTCAGGTTTACTATGCTGCATTACATACTTGCCGGCTTCTGTTTGCTGCCACTCATAGATAGGTTGTGAAACCATTAAGTCAGGGTCTTCAACATCCCCCATACGAATTTGTTTCACAATCAATTCCATGTTAGACTGCCATTACTGCTTTGATAGAGTCCATGGACTTGTAATTGCGCAACTGAATGTCATCCATACAGAATTGTTCAAGTTCGGTAACTGCACTGTTCAATTCTAGTGTAGGTAATGCAAGTGGTTCACGAGTCAATTGTTCTTTAACTTGCTCGATGTGGTTTTGATAGATATGAGTATCACCTGTACTGATAACCAGTTCACCTACACCCATGCCACATACTTGTGCAATCATATGAGTAAGCAGTGCATAACTTGCGATATTGAATGGCAAGCCTAAGAACACATCAACACTACGCTGATACATGTGGCAGCTTAGTTCGTTGTTCTTGTTCACGTAGAATTGACTCATAACATGACACGGTGGCAATCCCATCATATCTAATTCACCCGCATTCCATGCATTGATAATGTGTCTACGTCCGTTAGGATCTTTCTTTAGACCTTCGATGAGGTTTTTGATTTGATCCGTTTCTTTAATGTGGTACGCGCCGCCCCTGTTGTATTGATTGCCGAAGCTATCTTTATACGTTTCTTGTTTATGTTCGACCGGTGTTTGCCATTTACGCCATTGAACTCCATAGACTCTGCCGAGGTCACCTTCGAATTTCGCTTTAGGCTTCCAATACGGCGCAAGCGCATTTGGCGTCCAAATGGTTGTCGTTCCATCCGAAGTACCGTGTGTGATTTCTGCGAGGCGTCTTTCGTCACTTGAGCCTTCAAGGAACCAAAGAAGTTCACCTTTGCAAGCACGCCAAGCCAACTTCTTAGTTGTGACGGCTGGAAAGCCCCTACGCAAATCAAAGCGAAGATTACGTCCAAAAACACTAATGGTGCCCACGCCAGTTCTGTCATCTTTAATTTCTCCGTTATCTAAAATATCTTTTAATAAATCTAAGTATTGTTTCATTGTTTGATTATATCAAATTAAGTTTAGGATTACAAGTATGAATGGTAAATTGCCCCGAGGGGCAATTTTCATAAGTTTCCTAATAGTCTATCAGTCTCGGGTTGGACCACTCCCGCAATCGTTTCAACATTGAATACTAGTTCGATGCTAACAACGATTGGATCTAGTTCATACAGTTTACGGTTTACAACTTCTTCAATCTCTTCAGGTTCAAGACCTTGCTTTAGTAAACTTTGAATGTTGATTGTATGTTGCTTTTTACCTAACATACGAATCACAATCTTTTTAATGAACTGAACGGGAACATCTTTTTTTTCTACGTCCAGAAGAATATGTTCCCATTTTTTCAAGTATTCTGGTGTCATTGAATGATTATGCTAGAGTCTTTGCCTTTGCAGGACGTCCTCGACCACGTTTAACTGGCTCAGTCGATTGGGTAGCTGTCGTAATGCCTAACATATCATTAGCTTCTTGATTCAAGCGTTGACTTTCAGCTAATAATCCTTTAGCTTCTGCTTCCATACGTGCAGCTTGACTACGTAAGTTGGTTGCGATTAAGTTATCACCCAGTGTATCTTGTCCACCGACTAATCCCTTTTGTAGTTTATTTGCAGGCTCGGTATTATCACGCATTCGTTTAGCGACTTCTGCAGGTGTTTGCATTCCCAAACTAGCATCCATTTCTGCTAACTTACGAACAGCAGCTTCACCTTGCTCCATCTCATCTAAAATTTTATTAAGTTCATTTAACTTAATTTTAGTCTGACTGTTAGGTGTCATTACGATTTGTTCTGTTTGAACTTTCTTAATGAGGCCTTCCCGATGTAGGACTTGTAAAATATATTTACCGTCATTCGTATGAACCCGATTCAATGCATCAGCTAAGTTAGTGCTTGTTTGACCAATTGCACTTTCAATGCACTGCATCATAGGATCGTGAACGTGACGATTCAATAATTCTGTATATGTGACCAAACACATATGTGGTTCGTTAGGAACCTCTCTATATAAGACGGCTACTTTACGGTCACCGTGCTTACCAATATGCTTTATAAAACTCATAGTATTCTCCTTTTGCCCAGGGGCTAATGATATTTACTACGAGTTATAAGTGCCTGAATTTATTTAATTACCCGACCACCTAAGTTCAAACAGCATAGCTTCTGCCGGATCTTCAAAGTAATAGTGGTTCCCCCAATCATTCAATGTAGTTACCCCCGAACCAGAAACTAAACTAAATCTACCTTTTAGATTAGTTATAACCCAGGCGTGTATGTCGTTATTAGATAATACGGAAGTTTTTACAAAATGACGGGGTACAGGGGTGACCTGTCGTTTCCCGAACCATACTAACGGATCCATTTCTCTCATTTGGTCAGTGCATCCAGCATCTTGTACTTGTCGTATGCTTCAAGAACTGCAGGGGTAGTGTTCCAACTCTTTGGAGCTAGTTCAATCCACTTGCCTGCGGCATACATGCCCGGATGAACGTATCCACCGGTAAAATT